AAACTGTAATAGTGTTGGCTCTCTTAAATCCCAAACTAAATACAAATAATCCACTTGATTACTATATGTAAAGGTAGCTTGATATTCAGGAGCTGTACCTGTAATTGGTGTAGCCGTATTTAGTAAAGGTATTAATGTATTCAAGTCCGCTTCATCATAATCAACATTACTTAATAAATACTTAAACTTATCAGACGCAGGGTCAAACTCAAAAGTTTCACCTGGATTTTGTTACTGTAGCGCCTAAAGCAGGTAAAGCTCCAAATGAAGATGGCCCTGTAGTCTCGTTAAATAACGAAACTCCGTCTGCATCTAAGGTTAATATATTTGTACTATAAGGACTTAAGTCTGTACCTAAAGACCATCTATATCTACAAGTTGTTGTCAGGTTTACATCTCCTGCGGAGTTTATAACTATTTCTTTTACAGTAAGCTCTGGCGTTGCAGGACACTTAAATTCTATTTGAAATGAAGCAGCACCATTTACAGGTGTAATGGTTATGTTTGCATCCGTAGGATTGTTTAATGTTTTATTGAAAGATACAGTACCATTCCCTGTAACGTTTTGACTTATTGCTGTAGACCCATTCCATTCTACCAAAATATTAGCATCTCCTGTGACGTCATAAACTAAATCACATTGACCTATAATAGTGCTATAATTAACTACTAATTCATATTTTGTATTAGAATTAGATATATTTAATACATATCCACAGTCTCTGACGATAGGTGGCTGAGGAAGTTTTTGCATATTAGAACTTAAAACAAACTCATTCATGTAGGGATCAAACCCTCCTAGTTTTTGAGTCTCAAAAGAATCTAAAAATAAATCTCTAAACCAAGACCTCATTCCTACTTCAGATATAACGCTTAATCGGTCTGCCTGAGCTGAACCTCCTTTTAGTTGTAAAACAGAGTTTCTTTTTGCATCTGTAAAAAATACATCATAACCATAAGAAGCAAAACTCTCAGGGTTATTACTTATTCCATACTCCTCTATTCTTGCAAGCTGAGTTCCTAAAACCTCAGGCACAGATGTAATTGCCCCACCTGCAGCTGCATCCGAAAGTAGGTTTTTTCCTACAAGAACATAAGATATTTTATCTTCCTGCAAGGTAAGTATATCTGTTTGTCTTGCATGCATTCTTCTAATAGGCCCATAAGATGTCTCTAATGTCTTAAAGTTGGTTAGAGCCAAATTAAATTGATTTAACTTATTTAAGTTTGTTTCTTGATTGAAAACACCACTATAAGTTATATCTGAAAATCTATGACTTTCTTTATATTGTTCTTCAGATACTGAAGTAACCTTTTCTCCTAGTTCAACCATTGGCTTTATTAAGCCGTCTAAAACATGACTACTCTCTACTCCATTACCAAACGTATAACAATTAAAGAACAGGTTGACCTGCTGTTTGGTCTTGGTCTGCGTCAGCCGTTCCTGACATATGAAAGCCATTTACAATATCAAACGACTGTTCGTTTTCATAATACAATTCGTCATTTGTTTCTATCGGCTCTGTTTCAAATACACTTAATGTAGTCGCTCTTTCTATTTCAACCTTAACCCTATTATACGAGCCTCTTTTGTTAGGGCTACCACATTTCGGTGTTCCACTTTGGTAAACTAAATATAAATCGTTAGCACCCCAAGCCCCAGGCGTTCCATTTGACTGAAAGCCCATATAGCTTTGACCACCTGATGCAAGATATGTGCGGTATGGCTTTATATCATCGTATTGATTCTGTTGATTAATAGTGTCATCATCTCCTGTTGAAACTCCATTTGTTAAATTAATATTATCGCCTATATACCAATCATACAAGCTGTCAAAATCTTGTGAAGATGTAAATTTCTTTTTGTACAAATAATATCTACTACCGCACTTACTTCCTCTACTTCTTCTGTTTGCTGCAATCTCTATATTTATTATTGATCCTGCAGGAATAGTAAAAGGAATTCTATCTCCTGGATTATCTTCATCGTCAATCGAACATGAAACCGCAGAAAATGGATAATTATCTCCATCATCATCAAATAATTCTACTCTAGCATTTGGTGGCTTATTGGCCGCAAAGTTTGTAGCTTTTAATTTCATGTACACACCTGAGGGTTGTCCAACTTTTGTAGATGCGCAATTAATAACAGGCCCATTTGTGTCTGCTTTTACATACAAAACCTCATTATCTTTAACCTTGTCGGAATTGTCTCCTTCAAGTAAATAGTATACATCTCCTGTTTCTTCTTCTTGAAAAAATATGTTAGAATATATAGTCCTGTACAGTCCCTTTGATTCTTTAATTACAAACTTGTATTTAGTTGCCCAATAAGGAGGGTAGCTATTTAATTGAACCCTTATGTTATTTTGGTCTACAGACCTATCACATGGAATAAATACCGTATTGTCCGTGTCAACCAAAGCTGTTGACGCTCTTCCGTATTCGTCCATGTATACAATAGCTACTTCGTAATCTCTATTACTATGTAAACTTCCTTTTGAACTATCCTCAGCATAAAGACCTTCTGCATTAGTTGCGGTTAAGTATTCATATGCTATAGTCCCTGTCGGTGTAGGAGGTGTTACTGTTTGGTCGTATTCCTCAAATTTTAAAGCAGGTATAATAAAGCTAATTTCATCACTACCCTGTGATGTTTCAATACCAAAGCCTTGAGTAGTTCCGCTAATTCCAAAATCAATAAGCTCCCAACCTGTCTTGGTTTGAACGCCACAAATATAATTATCTGTTAAACTAGAACCTATTTGAGTTCCTCCGTAAATTGCCAAACATTGATTATCTACCAAAGGAATAAATGAACTAACCGCTTCTATAAACTCAGGGCTTGTCGCCATATCATAAACACTAGAAAAATCTTGCTGTAGTTGAAAAATCCATGTATACACGAATTCATTTTCAGGCGCAGTTCCGTCATCATAACTAGCATCACCACCATAAGCTGAATGCCTATAATTAAATGCAACGCCAATTTGTGCGCCTTCTTTTAGATTTAACCCTCCATAATCAATAGTTACTTTTGCAGCATTAATATTTACAGAGCCACTTATAGAGTATGTGTAGTCGGTTAATACTCCTGTAATTTCATCATTATCTAGCCTTTGGCTAATTAATTCTAAATCGTAATCTATATATATAGGAGCGCCTTCAGCAGTCTCTATGTTGTATCCGTCTATGTAGTTTCCATACATAAGCCTGTTGCCCATTACTGTTTGAGCTTGAGCTACTCTAGGCACATTATCAAATAACCTTAACAGCTGTTCTTCAGGCAAGGCTGTATATACTTTTTTGTTTGTAAACGTAAGAGTTTGTTCGGTATTATCTAACCAACCCTCATTAACTTTGTTAAATCTTTCTATTACATTTACAGAAGTGCTAGTGCTAAATTTAAACACTACATCTACATCTAATACGTTTTTGCCTCCTGTGTCAAAGGTTATGTTTACGCTATTAAAGACATTTCGCATTCCCTCTTGAAAATAATTTGAGTAATCAAAATTATAAGGGCCTGCTGTAAATGCATATTCACTAAAGGGAGAAAGCGCAGAATATTCTCCATCTTCATATTGCCATCTATATGCAAAGCTCAATAAAAGCTCTTCCATATAGTTTTCTCCACCACCCTGCTCAAATTGCTGTATTTTAGGAGCGTTTAAAGGTGGCTTAACTATTACGCCTATATCTTGCTCGGTTACTTGATCAACAGTAGCCCCATCAGGCTGCAAATATGTTCTAGTTATGTTTATTTTTCTAGGCGGATTTAAGTTGTCAGTAAAAAACAAAAGTTCTCCAATAAGATTTATACCATTCATTAAGTATTTCTCATCAAAGTTTAATATAGAAGTTGAAATGACGTGATAAAACAATACAAAAGTCCTAGTGTTAAAGGAGACTATCATGTCTACTTTTCCTGTAGATGACAATGAGTTTGCAGGGTCATTTACAAACCAATATATGGTTTCGTTTGCACCATCCTCAAATGCCCCAATACACTTAGCTTGATTACTTAATGGTGAGTTTAAAAACTCTAACTGAACTATAAGCTCATTACCTTTTGAGTTTTCTACAGCGCCAATTTCAGTTCCTTCTGTTGAACCTAAACGTACATTTAAAGCATCTATATATTCTCCTTGAGGAACTAAGCGTTCATCAACGCTTTTGTTCATACGTCCTTTTATAAAGTTTTTTTGAATCTTAGGCATATTACTTTATCCATTTGTTTTGTCCTCTTAGATTCATTAATAATCGTCCAGGATGTATATTACTCAATCTTAATTTTGCATTCCTTAGAAGCGCTGATTTTTCTTTTCTAGCTCTATTTATAATAAACTCTTGAACGCCAAACTTGCTAGATAAGATAACAAACTTCATATATGCATATATAAACTCTTCAAACAATTTGTTTACGCTAATTTCAGAATCATTTCCATTTTCCATGCCATCTGAAACATATTCTAAAACACAAAGCTCACCTGCCATATCTGAACTAAAGTTAATTACTCCTGACTTTTTATTTATTTTAAATGTAGGATTTTGGTTTGCTGTCTCTGTATTTAATCCATATCTACCTCCAATAGGATATTCAAAATACCAAAGGCCGTTATAAAAATAACCCTCCTGTCCATCGTAAGGACTTTGATTGTTTAAATAAATACTTTTTTTACCTCCTGTAATTCTCTGCAAATCAACTGTAGATGTAGATGGTTTTAGTATATTACCATCATGGTCAAATAAAATCCTACAGTTATTGTCTTGAAGATAAGCATCACTCCAATTGGTTTGAATGTTTTCTGTAAGCGGCATAAGCGTGCCGTTTTTATACAATGACAACCTCACCCAATTAACATAATCATGCGGAAGGACGTATCTTAATGTATCACAAACCTCTAACTCTAAAACCTTTATTTCTTTCATTGAATCATAATTCAACTCTTGAATAGCTCGTTTAGCATGAAAGACTATATTGTATCTTTCAATGTTATTTATTAATTTGTCATTTCCGACATACATTAAAATAAAATTTCTAACAATGTCATTTAAGGAAACGTACTGATAGGAACCCCAATTTTCATCTTCTGTATTTGGATTCCCTGTATTTTCGTAATACTGATATTCTGTTATATATGCCATAATTTATCCTTCTTGTTGGTCTGCTTCCTTTTCTTCGCCCTTTGCGAATTGTGCTAGCTGTATTTCTCGTATAGACATTCCTGCGTATTGTAAAATTTTATTTACCAAATTAGTTTGGTCAGAATCAGGTAGTTCAAAATCTTGATAGTCAGGAGCTGTCTCGTCAAAACTAGGCTCTCCTCCTGTAATAACGTTAAAGTAAGTCCAATTAGGGTCTCTAGGATATCTAATATACTGACCTATAACCGTTCCCTCTGTAGTAATGGTGTTTGGGTAAACAGTAATTGTATTTCCAAATACCGCAGTTGTTGCACCCCCCAAAACATATGCAGGAAATGTTGCATTAGGTTGAGTTAAATGTGATGAGTTTAAGTAAAATATTTTATTCTGAGAAACTCTTTCAACTTCCGTTATGTTTGATGTGCTTACTACCGCATAGCCCTGAAAGTTTGTGTCAATTACATTGGCAGACAACTCTAGCTGACTAGGACTAGACACACTAACAACAAAAGCACTAGCCCCTGTGGTTGGAATAGTTGGGTCAATAGGGTTGACAACATTTGTAACTAACATCCCTGGTTGAACTCCAGCTGATATAAAGTTTGCATTTTGGTCAATTAATCTATTTGTAGCAACTATAGTTGACGATCCGCTAGTTATGAGGTTAGGATAATAATTTATCTTATTCATAAGATAGTAGTCTTCAGGTAATTGGTAATTACTTAAGCCACTATTCAATAAGGCTCTTGTAGATGAAAAACTATCTACCACTTCTTCTATTCCTTTTAATATATCTGCATAACCTGAACCTGACACTCTCGCATTTTGTTTTACTGTTTGCGAGTTATATTGATAAAAATAATCTTCAAAAATATCTAACTGAGCCTGCTTTGCGTATAAGTTAAAATCAGCAGGGGTTATGTAACCAAAATTGTTTTTATTTGCGATAGAAAGGACGGTAGCTCTTACTGTATTTATCATGCCTAATTAATCTTTTTACAAAGATACAAAAAAAGGGGCTTCAAATTTTTGAAACCCCCTTTGGTTGGTTAGTCGTTTATATGCTATAGTTTATCCTCTAATATTCTCATAACTTCTAAACCTTCATCACTTTGAAGAAATGAAGCTAATATAAATAATGGGTCTTCACCATAAGGTACTGTAAGAAGTTTTTTCTTATTTCCTTTTATATTAAAGTAAACGTCTTTTTTGTTTTTAAGAACCAATAATCCTTCACTAAAAAACTTAGCACACTTGTTTTGTAATGTTAATAATGGGTCATTTAATGATTCCATAAAATCCATAGGGTATCTTCCTGCAAATAATCTAACATCTCTTTTTAATTCTGCCGTAGTTAAGTTGTCAACTCGTAATCCTATCACAACTCTAGCAACCGTCTCAAGCATTTCAACATCTAAATCTTTTGCCATTAATTGAGCCTCTAAAGCCAAATCTAATTGATCAACATCTACAGATGCATCTTTTTCTCTATCCACCTCAATAAAAGACTTTCCGTTTTGAGGATGATAAGCTAAAAATTTTTGTAATACTTGGTTCTCTTTTGAAACTCTTAAAAAGCCATCTTCAAAAATAATTGGCTCTAATATAGCTGTTCCATCTTGTTCATCTTCAAAAATACTTTTTTGGTTTTTAGCGTATCTTAAAGAGCGATTTGTTCTTCCTGTTTCCTCATCAAAGTAAAGGAGGCTGCTTCTTTTAGTATTTCTTGAAGGAATTGTATAGCTCAATGGAGCTTTTTCTTTGGTAAGTTTGTAGCTTTTATCTACAAAAGTTTTTTTATTTTTTTTCATTTGATTTTAATTTAATTTTAATAAAAGTAATAATTACCCTCGTCATTTCAACGAGGGCAACTACTACATGATTATACTCTTATCTTATTTAAAGATAAAGAAGTTGTTAGCACCTAAAGTACATAAAGCTCTTTCAGATAAGAAGTTTACTTCCATAGCATCTAAGCTAGAAGTTGAAGCTCCACCTGCTGAACCTGTAATCCAAGTTTTGTAACGTCTGTCTTCAGTTTCTGAAGCTCTGTAACGAACGTGTAAGAAAGGACGCTTAGCATTCTTTCCTAATACTTGGTCGTATACAGTTGTAGAACCTGCAGGTACTAATACCCCATTGATAGCTCCACCAACGATATCACCACGCATTGTTGGGTCGTTAAGATATTTCCAGTCTGTTTTGTAGAAATCATATCCTCTACGGAATCCAGTGAATCCAAGATTCAATGCCATTTCCACGTCATTATCAAATAGACCATAAGAAGTACCATTAACATTATTGCCTTGGTCAAATCCAAACTCACGATTTAAGAAAATTACGTTTTCTTCAATAGAACCTTGCTTGTCAAGTCTTTGAATGATTGCATCGAAATCTGCAAGAGTTGTTGGGTTACCACCACTCCATACATTTCCTCGGTCTTCAATAACATAGAAAAGTCCTTCCGAACCTTTGTTACCTACACCAGCTGCATAACCTTGTACACCTGACTGAATAGCTGCTACACCAGAGCCTGCTTCTGCAGGTACTGCTTCAACCATAGCTGTTTCTAGATAATCTTCAAAACGAAGTCTAGTTTCATGCTCTGATTTTAAATACCATAAGTATCCTGTAGCACCGTTTTCAGTAGTTACTTCAATCCATCCAATCTGAGCCATGTCAGATCCGCTAACTGCGTAGTGGTCTTTAATGATGATTGGTGAATTTTCAAAAATACTGTCATCAGCTTCTAATTGTCCTTGCATTCCGCTAGTTCCTTTTTGAAACTCAGAACCATAGATAAACAATGAACATTTTACTCCATTAGCCATTGCTTGACCTGCTGCTTCATAATATGCTACGTCAATTGTTCCAGCTCCTGTGTCAACATCAGTAATGATTGCCTTGTTGCTGTTAACTGAATTAATTGAGCTATCAGATAACATAACTGTTTGTCCAATTCTTAATGCAATTGAACCTGAACCAGGTACTAGCACATCGTTAATTGTCAAAGTAGCTGTAAGAGAACCTGCTATTTGAGCTGATTCAACGTCTACATATTTAGTGTGTAATCTTCCTTGCTCTGCCCATTTAATAAGGTCAGAGTTAGAAGGCATTTCAGCGCCTACCATTCTTAAGAATGATGCTACTGTACGATTACCATAACGCTCGAATTCTTTTTCGTAAGTATCAGGAAGATACTGATTTAAGAAATCAAAGTTGGTAATGTAGTTTGTTTGTAATAAAACCTGTTCTGAACTTGGTTGCAAGTCAAACCCAGGTACTGCATCTACTGCCATAATTTT